GGTTATCCGCCCGCCGTCAAGCGCCGGAGTCAAAAACCGCAGGGATGACACCTGATCAGACACGATCTTGCCGCCGATCAACATAACCCAGTTGAGCATCAACAACTCTCCGGGCACACACTCCGGATCGGTTGTTACAATCTCCGCTATCAGGGATAAATCGTGCAGATCATTCCCGCTGCCGCCGGCCTCTCCGGGGTTGGGGATGGTGGGCACGGACGACAGAAAAGCGCAGTTCGTGCAGGTAATTAAATTTCTCCTGGTCACGGTCGCGCCCTTCCACGAACAGGGAGCACACTCAAGTTCATCCGGCCAGCGGTTGAAGGTAAAAGTCAAACTTTCCTTGCGTGCGCGAAAATCGCCGTTATGATCCACATCAATGCCGCGCGCGTACGAAAAGCCGGTGTCCCCGTACTCGGACAAGTCTAAATTGTCCTGGTCGGCCTGGGCAATGATCGGCACACTAAGGCGATACTTATTTACCGGCATCAGCGGGATGGTAACCTGGTTGCCGTCCACGGTCAACTCAGACGGACCAACACCATCGCAGGAGGCTTCAAACTCCGCCGCCCCGCCGGCGGACGCACCCAACAGGGCTCCGTTTTTGGGACAAATATATGTTGTTACCGTGGCCATTTAACTTTCCGGTACCGTAAATGAGTCATTAGACAATAAATCCTGATCCGAGTCCACATACCCGGACGCAGTTATAGTTATATCATAAGTCTGGCCCGGGGTCAAAGACAGCAAGCGGGCCACACCGGCGGCGTTGGTTGTTTTAATCTGCCCGCCGGCGGAAACCGTCGCCCCGGATACCGGGTCACCCGTGCAAAAATCCCGGACCATCAGGTCCACATCCACAGTGGCTGATCCGGTGCCTGCTCCGCCGTCAGTGTCGGTGCTATACGTTACGGAGGCGTTCGCTGATCCGCCCTGGCAGGTAGCCACCACCAGAACATCAAAGCTGTCATCATCGCCCACCCCGGCGGGCGCGCTGGACACACCGGACAAACGGATTTTATCATAACGATAACTGTACGCCGCTCTTAAAACACCGGTCGCCGGCTCGGACAGACGGATGGTATCGCCATCAACAACAACATTAACGCCGGGATCACGACCGATCCAGGTCAGGGTCACCGCTCCGGCCGGAACCCGGGATAGAGATTGCTCGCTTTCGGCGGCAAAGGTGAGCGTGTCGGTCTGGACCTGGGTGGACCCGGCCCCAACCATCGCGGCCGTGCCCACAGTGGCTGTTAAGGCGACCGACCGACCGGGCGGCGCGCCGGTCAAAACCAGATCAGCCGCCGCTCCCAAATCTAAGGGCTGGCTGCTGGTACAAGTCAACGCCAGGTCGGGGACGGCGGCCTCACCGCTATCCGGCGGGGAGCCCTGGCCGTCGTCTTCCGGCGGATTAAAAGAGATGGACAGGTGCTCGGTCTGTCGCTTGTTAATTGTGTCGTCAGGCATTGATAATCACCGTTGTTCGGTTGGCCGCGGCGTAATTGCCAAGGTCCTCGGTTATGTATCTGCGGCCGGACAGATTGCTCACAATCACCCGGCGGCCCGCCGTTAAGTCTGCATCCAGGGTGGAATGCACTACCCGGGATTGACCGTTGATAATTACCTGATACCGTCCGTCGTCCCGTTTATACGATACCACCGCGACAGACATGGTGGATCCCGGATCAGATAATAATTTTTTTAAATCAGCCATCGCCGCGCTCGTATTTGGTTGATAATTCTCGGCCCGGAAATCTTTGTGCCGGCGGCCATAATCTGATAATTGCCCCGGTCGCCAATTTCAGCGTCGTTGATATAACAAATCGCTCCGTCCACAGCCGTCACATCCCAGGGCGCGTCAAAGGTTACGTCCACATAATCATAATGATTGCCATCCAGCCAGGCGGTGCCGCGCTGACGCAGGCCCGACGGCGTGGTTAAATACTGGGTCATAATCGGATCGCCGTATTCCGGCGAGTCACCGCCATCTGAGGCGACAACAGCCACCTCCCGACCGGCCACGTCTAAGATATCCAAAAACAACGCTAAAATCAGGCGCGGCACGTTGGCCGACGTGATCCGCAATCGCTCATACGTGGTGGTATATTCCATTTTACACACCCGGAACAACTGATCTCCGTCACTGCCGACAGTCAGCTTCTGGGACCCGGGTGTATAACTAATGCTGGCAGAGTCGCCATACCAGGTCTCCCGGTTAATTGAGGTCACCGGATAAGCGGTGGTGGCTTTGGAGTCGGCAAACTCCACAATCTCATCAGATATAGTGGTGGTATGGTTGCCCTCAGACACCACCAGTCCGTCGGTCACGTAGCGGCTGAAAGTAGTGTTTTCCCGGCCGGACCAGAAAACCCGGACATGGGCCACATCGCCCATGGTCAAACTGTCCTCCTCAACTTCTAAACGAGGAGTGGCGCCGACCGTGTCGCTGTTGTTGGATACGATCACCGCGTCAAACAGCGCGCCCAAAACCTGCTCGCGCCGCAACGCGATCAACTCCGTCTGATCATACGATATATCCGCATCAGTGGTATCTAAATCCACCGGCCGTACCGGGTAACGATTGCGAATCAACAGGCTGCCGTCGCTCTGGGCGCGCGCAATCGCGCCAATCTCCGCAGCGAGAAGGCGGATGCCGTCCACCGGCACCCCGGAAAAATCATAATTATCCGGGCAGACAAAATCCTCGCAGTCACTATCCCAATCCACCGCGGACACAGCCGCCAAATCCGCGACAATATCAGACGCGGCCGTGGGTGCTGTCAGGCTGTAATCCGTGGGCGACTGATAGGTGTCGGACTCCCGGGCGGTAATATCCCGGCCCCACAAGCTGAAACCACCCGAGGGAGACCCCTCCCGGCGTTCCAATAAAAAATTTTCCGTATTAGAGTCAATTTGGATTTCTATCCGACTTTCGCCGCTGTTGACATCCGGGTCCGCCCGGTGCCATAACTCCGCGTCCCGACTGACAATGGTAACATCATTAAAAATAGAGTTCTGATCCCGACTGATAGTTACTGAGGCGCACCAGCCGGTGATGGGGCGGCCGTCCAAATAAACCGCCCGGGAGATGGTATGTATCTCGGCGGCGGGGTCACCGATGGACATTAATATGTGTTGACACGCCTGCACATAATCTGTCGAGGCCAGTATGCCCCGCAAGGCCTGGAGACCGGACAGCTCGGCGGCGGTGATGGTAATACGCAACGCTTGATGGCCGGACAAAACAGCGGACAGCGCGCCGATCAACACCTGGCGACTCATCAGCCCCAGGCCGGTGTAGTGACGGAAAGAATCCATGTTTCCCAAACCGGACGGCAAGCTCAAATGATCCGTATTACCTAAACCGGCCAACAATCCCAAATGATCCATATTGCCTAAACCGGACGGCAATACCGCATGATCCATATTACCCAGGCCGGATAAAAGGCTGTGATTATCTGTTTTGGGCGTATCTCCGGCATGGTTTAACAGGCTCTGGTGTTTAATTAATTCGCCAATTTGACCAATAACCGACTGCATCCCGGAAAATGACTGGACATAGCTTTCGTAATTTTCAAAAGTAATAAAATTGCCCAAATCAAACAGATTGTTGTATTCCGTGGTAGCCCAGTCCGCGTCCATATCCTGCGCGGTATTATCAGCCACGGCCACGTCACCGATCAATCCGGTTATTTCACCGTTGGTACTATAATATAGACTCCGCTCTCCGCCAATGCTGATATAACCGGCTCCGGAATAGCTAAATCCCATGGGATTGTCCGCGGAGTCCTCTGCAACCGCGGAACCATTCCAGATGAGCACCGGAATATTACTGCCCACACTGCGATCATAAATCACAATTAGATGATACCAGGTATCGGCCGAGATTCCCCCGGGCGGTGAAAATTCCCACTCCCCGGAAAACCCATTAAAAGTCATATGGATAGTAGTGCTGTCTTTGAGGTTAATATAAAAACCCTCATTATTATTCATCTCATGCAACAAACAAAATAATATTTTCCGCCAGGGGGATGCAGATAATTTAAAAACAATAGAGATATACAAATCATCCATATCCTGTAACGAGACGTCATCATCAATAAAAATGTGTTTCTCCAAAGTGCCGTCTAAAGTAGTGGCCAGGCTGTATTTTCCGTCAGTGTTGCCGGTACTGCCGGGTTCCCATGACGCAAAACCATCGGAATAATACAGAGCGCCGTCGTTGCCGTTGGAGGTTAAGTCCGTTCCGCCGGCGTCTGAAAAATGTTTAAAGTCAGACCGAAAAGGGTTGCCGGCGGAATAGGCCGGCGGAGAGTCTTTACCGAATTTTAGCTTAAACGTAGTATTAGCCGACCCGGACAAGGCATCGGCATCAAAAATCACATATCCGGTTTCAGTAGCAGTGTCGCAGGAGATGACCGTGCGCGGCATTTCCGTGTCGCCGGCGGAATTGGTAATGCGGATATCAGCGCCGCCATTGGCTACCTGATCCCAGAAATTGCTCCCCAAAACAGACAGATCCACCCGGACCGGAAAATGGGTACAGTTGGCCGCCACCAGGGTATGGTCCACCACCAGGTCGTACTGATACCAGCCGTCTGTTAAGGGATACAATTCCGCCATGGCGCGCTCTCTCCCTTATTCGCAATACCAGCCCAAAGCCACCAGGTTGTTGGGGTCGGCGGATGTGGCCGCCGGAACTAATTGCTCCAGCCATAGCGGCAACGCTGACGGGCTGGTGGAAAATTCCACGGTATCGCCCGAGGCCCAGGTGCCGGCCCAGCCGTCTTTATCAATGGTGAAATACGGCTGGTCTGTATCCGGATTAGTCGGCGAAAAATCAGACAGCGTGCTGCCTGTGCCCAGAGACCCAAAATAAGCGCCGGAGCAGGTAAACGACGTGGCCCCGGTAAAGGTGATGGTCCAGTCGTCCTCTTCCGTGCCGTCGTTAAACAATACCGGCGGGTAAGATGACTCATCATAGGTACCATCTCCGGCACAGGTCTCGGTCCAGCCGTCATACTCGGGGATAATTTCATCCATTGACAAACATGACCCGGCATAGGCGGAGCTGTCGGCATTATACGAGTTGGCAAACTGCACTCCGGTCTCTAATTGCACGGTGCAGACATTGCCCGCATAAGAAAACGCGTTTTCGGCATAGGTGATGGTTATATTGTCGGAACCAGCGGCCGGGGCCGTGTCCCAGGTGATATCAGTCGTCCAGGTACCGTCGGTCATATCCAGCTCGCCGGCAGTGGCGTCGGAGTTGGCCGTGTCTAAGGTGCCGTCCGGATCAAACTTTGCCACCATGTCTGACCCGCCGCCGGTCGGGGGGGCGGTAACCACCACCGGATGACCGGTTTCGTTTGTGTCCACGCCCTTTTTGCGACAAATGCCGTTAGTGGCATTGGCGAGAGTGGACAGGGTGACAGTCAGGCTGGCGCCGTCACCGGTGCCGATGGATTCATCCTCGGTCAGGTTGGTTTTTATTTGCAGCCATTCCTCGTTGGTATCATCGTCCGTGGACATAACCAGATCAGCGCCGACGCACAATCCATTGGGGTATGCGATATCATCGGTATAGGTGATTTTCTCCCATTGCGCGGACGTGTCATTATATTCCACGCTGTCGCCCACGGACACGGAGGAGGCAATGGTCTGCCCGGTCATAACTTTATCGGCAATATGCAGATAATCCCCGTTGGGAAACACATAATCATTGCTTTCCATCAAAATCGCCACGGATGTGTCCCCGGCCGTGACCGCGGAATTAACGGCGCCGGTACCGATGCGGAGGGGATCGTATGTTTCCAGGCTGGACTGGATGTCCCGCTGTGTTCCCGATCTCAGATAAAACCGGTCTCCGGAGGTGGACGGCAGCTCGAGATATATCAGGGCGTCGTAGGCGGTCTCATCGTCTGCGTTCTCGTTGGCTAAAAATTCTTTGCGATAGCGGGTGACACCGGCGGTGCGCTCTGCCTTGGTGACGCGCGGAAACAGGCTGTGCCGGGTACCGGACACCACCAATACCGACCCTTTGCGTCCGCCGTTGGTGCCGGTATTGGTAATCACGACCGGTTTGCGAAAAACAAAATCAGATTCAGAGACAGACATTTTTATACCTCCATTAATTTAATCAGCACATTGCGATAATAATCAGCATCCGCCGCGTTGGGGCGCGGCACAATTGATTCAGCGGACAACACCGGCAACTCTTCAAGACGAAATCGGACGGTATAAGACACGCCCTCGTAACTCAACACATAAGTGGCCCCGGCCACTGAGGCCAAGGCGAATAAATCATCCAACACGGACTTGGTAATCCATCCCCAATCCATGCCGCCCATCAGATCCCGCCGTCGGCCGGCGCTGCTCTCCGCCTCAAAAACAATCGGAGTGTTGATAATAGACTGCTCCACCACGGCCGCCACCGGGGGCTCTCCAAAAGCATCGACAAACACCAGGTCTGGTAATTCCACTGTATCAATATAAATAGCCATGTTATTCGTTGCTCCTTAAGGCATTTTCGCGGGTCAGGCTGTTTTTCAGGGCGGTAAGCACATCCGTGGGGGCCGACACCGGATAACTGCCGCCGCCCACGGTAATGTTAAGAGTACCCATGTCCGTCGCACCAGCGGGGGCAGCCACCCGGCCACCGGCGGCAAAGGCGGTCCGGGGCACAGGCACGGACGGGTTAGGCATGCGAGCCTTAAATCCGCCACTTAAGGTGCTGATAATAGATTGCCCGATCCGGGACCAGGGGTTATTGATGGCATCAAAAAATCCAGTACCAAACTTTTTGTCCCATACGGCCAGGGCCTCGTTGCGCACAAAGCCCTCACCGGGCCGGGCCAGGACGGGAATGGAATCTTTTTTGCTGTTTCCGGGAAATCGACCGCCGGCGGCCATTCCGGCGCGTCCACCGGTTGACTTGGGCTCTGCCTTGGTCTTGCTTCCGGCGGGAACTTCATGAATGTAAATGTATTTATGTCCGTCTATCAATAAATCATTAATATCTTTCTGGACATCTTTTAAGTTGGGCAAGCTGACGGGTATGTTTAGTTCCGCTGATTCGTTGATATGCTGTATCATGCCCTCGATCATAGACATGGCAGACTCGGCGTCCTCGCGCATTTTAGAAAACGTGTCAATCTGAATCTGGTCGGCTTTATTTAAAATTTCGTTGACACGCTCCAACCCCTCAATCGCTGTACTGGTCGCCTCTTTGCCGTTGCCCGCGTAACTGGTCCAGGCCGATTCGGCATCTTTGGCAAACCGCTTGGCTAACTCTAATTGCCGCTCCGAGCCGGTGGCCGCAAACTTGTTGACGGCCTTCTGGGCGGCGGCCTCTTTTTCCAGGGCCTGGGCGCGCAAATCACTGGTGGCCTGGGCCTCTTCCATGTTTTTGCGGCGCAACTCGCGGATTTTATCCGCAAGAGACAGCTCCCGGTCGGCGATGGATTGATTGAGCGCCGTGATCTTATCCGCATATTTCTGGGCCTCGTCCGCCGCGGCCTGGTAGGCCTCCTGGGCTGATTCCTTAAATGCCTTTAGATGGTCTTTGGTGGCCTCCACCGCTTTGCCGGGTTTTTCCAAACCATGATTATTGCCAATGGTATCGATAGCATCATTGAGTTCCGCTAACCGTTCCTTGACGCCTCTCATTTCCGCCTGGGCCTCCCGGGCCTCATCAGTAAAGGTGCCAAGCCTGGTTTTTTCTTTGGATTTGCGCTTTAACTCCAACAGAGTAACCTGCCAGTACGCGCGGGCGGCATGCAGTTTTTTGTTCAGATCGTCCAGATCCTGCTGGGCCAGATCGGTTAGATCGCCGGGGATTTTAACGTCCTTAAATTCTCCATATTTTTTCTTGACGTCGTCGATTGATTTCTGCGCGCGGGCGGCGGCCGCGGCCGCGTCCTTCTGAGCCTGACGCATTTCAATATATTTTTTAATTATATATCCAATCGCCACAGCGAGAGCTAAATAAGCCAATACGGTCCCCGTGGTCGTGGCCAAAATGGGACCTATAACGGCCGCCCATTTGCCGAACATAGCAGCAACACCTATACCCCTAAGCACAACAAAGGCGGCATTTAACCCTTTAACAAAAAAGACCAGCTTGGCCAGCACGGAAAAAACAACAACTGTACCGGCGAGTGTCAAAATAACATTCCGCCATTCCAAAACAAACTCGCCCGTCTTTGCGCCCAGGGTAACCAGGCTACTTATAACATCACCGATTTCATCGGCATTGGCACGCAGAGATTCAGCCAATTCCACCATGGCGCCGGCGGCGTCTTCATTGTTAGACACCGCGTTGATCACTTCTTTTTGCACCAACTGCCAGGCGCCGCCCAGTGTCTTGGCGGAATCCGCGGCCCGGCCCTGCATTTCATCAGACTGCTTTAAAAACACCGCGTACCGAGCCTGGGCTTTCCCGACATCATCTAACTCCGCCCAGGCCTTACCGGTCACATCGTTGGCCTCATACCAGGCTTTTATATAATTCTCATTCAGAGTCAATCCCAGATATTCCGCGCTTTCCGCTTCACCACGCATGGCCGCGGAGACCCTCTCAATGGCCCCCTCCAAAGAAACTTTACCCGCGCCCAAGTCACCGGCCCGGACAATCAGCTCCTCCATCTGGTCTTTTTCCAGGCCCAGGCGCTTGGTCATGTCCACCGTTCGCGAGATAGCGTTTTTTAGGGCGGTGTCGGAATATATTTGTAATCGATCGGACAGCCGGCCGATGGTTTGTTCCCAGTCTTCTAAGGAGCCGGTGGCCGCAAACTCCCTGTTAGCGGCGGCCACGGACGCGGCCATGTTAAACGCGGCCTCATCGGCCTCTTTAATAATTCGGACGGCCCCGGTAACAGACTGCCAGCCGGCATACGCGGCAACAAGACCCTTTATCCCGGATGTCAGCTTGTCGGCCGTCCGGCGTCCCTTTCTGGCCGTGGCATTAAACGCGGCCATGGCTTTCTGGCCGCGAGTAAACCCGTCGGACAGGCTTTTGGTGGTGGCTTTAATGCCTTTACCCGCGGCCGAGACAATAATCTGATATTTTTTAGAGGCCACGCTTATACCTGTAATTTTTTAACCATTTTATTGACATCGTCATCTTTTCCCCAGACTGCATTGCGGATATTGATTATAAATCGGGCGTCTTCCCGATCCTGGGCCCGGACTTCCAGCGCCAAGGCCGCCTCAAAAAAACTCAATCCGTATTCGGCGGCGTTGGCGTGCCCTCGGCGGATAAGTCGGCAAAGTCCTCTTTCAAGATTTCTAAGAGGGTCTCCTTGACAGTCTCTAATTGCTCGGCGGCCATTCGGCTCAGGCCCGTCATCCGGGCCAGCTCGAAAAAACCAGGATTAATATCCACCAAGGCTTTCCAGAGGGTGACCAGCTCGGACAAAAGCAGATCGTCCAATTCTGCCAGGGATAGATTACACACCAATGGCAGGAGGGTCTGGATCAGGTCCTGGGGGGCCATCTCTTCTATTTTATGCCCGGAAACCATCAGGGTGCGAAGGTCACCGACACTTATCTCTTGGATTGTGACCGTGCGATCGCCTAAGCTAATCTCTTTTTTTGATCTATTGCTCATCTCACACCTTTTCAATATGGATTAAACGCCGGGTTATTTTACCGGTTTAATTCCTACCGGTTTAATCCATGGTTTCGATTTTAAAATATTCCTGGCCGGAGGACTGGCTGGTATCTTTTACGACGGTCCCTTCGATGGGGATGGTGGCCGGGCCGTCGCCGATCAAAGACCAGTCGCCATTCATTTTCACGTTGACCTTGTGAAAGGTGATCCGGTTGCGGATGCCGTTGTCGTCCTGGTCTGTTACCATAACAACTTTTTTCTGGACCGTGGCCGCGCTCATGCCATAAAAATAATTGACCGTGACCGCTTCGTAATCATACGAGACATAGGCCGGGGAGGTGATAGAGCCGTCAGACAAAAGTCGCAAATAACCATAATCCGCGTCTAAGCTGTAATCCGTTCCCTGGACATAGCGAGTGGTCGGCGTGCCGGAACCAACGGCCGAGTCCACCACCACCACATCCTCGGCCTCGGTAACGCCGGTAACGGTGATGTAATTACTGTCATCCAGCTCGACTTTTTCGCCGGACACAAACGTTCCGGATACATTGACCAACTCAACCAGGCCGGACTCGGTCCAGGCAATATCTCCGGTTGCTGTCGATGTATCACCGGTCAGTGAGTCGCCACAATCCAGAGAGCCGGTGATGGTGCCGGTTAACTGGGTCACAAAAACATTAACATGGCCCAGATCAACATATTCATCGGATACCAGGGCGACAGAGGTGTCGGACACATAGCTCGCGGACTGATCATCCGCCGACACAGATGATCCCATCAATGCCAAAAGCAGATTCTGTTCGGTCTGCTCCTGCAAACCAAAAGACAGGGCCGCGTCGCGCTCGGTTTCTTTTTCTAAAATGGTGGCCCGATCAGCGGATCGAGTGGTTTTCAGTTTGTCCGTGGACACGGTCATATTAAAATTAAACCCGTCCAGCTCGCCCAGGTCGCGCAACGAGCTGCCGGCCACCGTGCCTACATACACCCGGCCGGTGCCATTATAGCGGATATTGTCGGCCGATGTTTCAAGATGTTCTCCCATGATGTTTCTCCTTTTTTACAAATTAGCCCAAATTAGCCCGGCAGGCGCCGGCGGGTTGTTTTCAACGATCTGTGCTCAATAGCTGTGTAACTGATATATAACGGCGGATGAGCGTCTGGTTCGGCCACAAAATCTGCAGCCACCGCGCCCAACCGCGCGCGAAAAATAGCGTCTTCGGCCAGCTCGCGCATGGTTTCCACTTGATGCAGGCCGGTATGTGTTCGGCGATATCCGTCGGTAACTACCTCGCTGTTTTCCACAGACACACCAAGCACAACCTGTTTAATAATTTCCGTGCCGCCGTCGCTGCGGCTGTTCCCCGAAACGCCTAAAATAGCAATGCAGGGCGCGTCAGCCTCATCCGGGGCGCCCTCATAAATCACCAGATCGGTGCCAAACTGAGCGTCGCACCACGCGATTAACGTCGTGTCCGCGGCTAAGGCGGCGGCGATGGCGGTGATTAATTCCGAGGCGGTCAGTGCATTCAGGCTGGCCATGTGTGTCCCTTATGTTTTTTTGGCACCGGTAATGTAACGATCCAGGGCAGCGTTAAATTTTTTCTCAAACCAGGGCGCAATCCTGGGGCTCACCTTGTTCCAGACCGGCGTAAATATTGGCCTCGGCGGCGTTTTCAGGGTGCTGGTGCTTTTTTTCAACGGGAAATATGTCTGACCGGGAATCTGATTTTTGGGACGCTTTCGCCGCGTCGCCGCCAAAAACCGACGCATGGCCGGCGTTACTTTAACAACGTCGCCGGCCTCCGCGCGGTGGACGTCCGCCATCAGGCCACGATCAAACCCGCCCTTTTTGCCTTTGCCAAAATGGATATTAACGGTATCTCCGCTGTCTTCCACGCGATATCGGGCAAATTTGCCAAGCCAAAACAAAGGGCCGGGATGAGACCGGCGCTTGGTCCATTTGGAGCGGATTCCGTATTTGTGCCGAAATGACCTGGTCAGGGGATGCAGCGCCGGCCACCCGCTGCCGCCATACTCAACATGATTGCGCAATTCCTGTTGGATCATCCAACCCGTGGATTTTAACGCGGATTTGCGGGCGCGGGTAAACTGACCAGGCAGGTTCATGACCGCCCGGGTGGCTTCCGACAACTCGCTGTAATCCACGTTTATTTTTGTCATTTTAAAAAGTAACCTTAACGTCATCTTCCAGGGTCAGGCGCCACTCCCAGTCATTTGCCCTGGCAGATGAGGTCACCGTCCAGTCAACACCGTCAATGGTGATTACCTGTCGCCGCGTCGGCTCGGACAAATCCACCACCCGCACAAAACACCCGGCCTCGGCCCTGGCAAACGCTTCATCCACCTCCGCCCAGGCCGGGTTCGGCCCATACATAAACCGTACATAACAGCTTTCCCCGGAAATCGACGCCGACCGGACCCACGGCAAATCGGGGTCATAGGTCAGGTCGATATCAGCGGATCGCTGCTCGGTTTCGGTAGGCAGGGCCATGGCGGCGGCTATCTCATAATCCGGTCGCGCACCAGGCCGATGCGCCACCGGCCCTTGGCCTGAAACGATCTCAGGCCGTGGGCGGTGGTGCAATCCTGGATGCGGGGCTGGATCATAACCTGCCAGCCGGCGTTTTTCAGCGTTTCCAGAGCGGCCTGCTCCGCCTTGCTCAGGCTCTGGTCGATTTCATCAACCAGAGCGGCAAAACGCCCGGCCGGAGTGGATGGGCCGGGTTTTATGGTTTTTTTCTTGTCGGCCATATTATCCTCTACCCCCTACTCTACTGGATATTGGTCATGCGATAAGAAACCAACGCCGCAATATCCGATTTGATGGTGCCGGTTTTGTCTTTGCTGGCCAGCAGGTTTTCGTCGCTGTCATGGCGGACCCGGATGATATCGCTGCGCTTGGTCTCGTTGCGATACGATTCGACAATGGTGTTGACCTCGTCGTCTCCGGATTCATCTAACCAATAAAACGTACGGCCCAGGCAGGCTTCCGTTAGATCACCGGAGGTGGCAATAGAAGTCAGCATGACCTGCGTCGACGGCCAGATACGCGCGATATCGGCGTCCAGGTTTTCACCGGCGCTGTCATAGACGCCGCCGCCAACAAGCACCTGCTCCACGCCCAACACCCGGGCGACCTGGGCCATATTCATGTTCGCGATATCGATCCCCGGAAACGTGTATTTCAGTCGATCGACCACCTGATCGCAATTAATAACGCAATCCATAGTCGTCGGGTCCATAATCAAGACGTTCGGGGTCATGCCGCATTGCAGCTCCACCGCTCGCTTGGCGTCCCGGGTGTCATCGATTGGCGTAGCGCTGGTCACGTCCGACCATTTATTGCTCACCGCGTGGGCGGTAAACCGGGTGGCGTTAAACACCAGATCGGCCACACGCTTTTCCCGGCCGCGCATAATAATCTGCATGGCCCTACGCGCGCAAACGCTTTCCACATCAAACAGACGCCGGTATATTTTCCGCTCCCGGTCATCGATGGGCTCTTCCCAGCCATTTTCGCTGGTGGCAAACAACCCGTTTTCCCAGTTCCAGTCAGCGCTGGGATACGCCGAACGTGGCGCCCGGGCGGTTTCTTTGAGCTTGAGCATGACCTCTTTCGGGATCACGGGGAACCCGGAGGACTGCAGGCTGACCGGAAACAACGGCAAAACCCTGTCCGCGATCATGCCGGCGCTGCGGGCGGCTGTAAACTCATCCACCACCGCGCCCAGATCGGGTCTGAGGATGGCAGCATCATTTGATTCTCTTGGCATTTTAATTGCTCCTTATTTTCTGTGTTTATAAAAAATCTAAATAATTGTACGGCAGCCGGATTATGGCAACCGGATTACGGCAGCCGGATTACGGAAGCCGGATGCACTCCAGATGTGCCCCGTCGCTGCCGGCTTCGGCGGCCTGAAAATAAGCCGTACCAGAGGCAACCTCGGTGACCTTGCCATCATTGGCGACATAGAGGCTATCCATAACAGCGATGGCTGATCCCACGGACGCCTCAATCAAAAAGGTTCCGGCATCGTTTAACAGCCGAATAGCCACCGGGTCGCCGCTGTCCACAGCGTATTCTGTAACCCCGATGGGCGTGTCGGCGTCATCGGCATACATCACCTCCGGCGGGCTTTCGCTGGTGCCGGATTTTACCTTGACCAATCGCCGGGCTTCCAGATCCTCGCCGGCGGTAAAGGTTTTTTCTCCAGTTCTAATCTCTGACATTGTTTTTTCTCCTTTGTTTTTATCCGCCTGAGCGGACGCCTTAAATCATACAACCGGCATCATACACCGGGCGCTAATCGGATTCCGGTGTGGCGTTGACTTTTTTAAGATACGCCGCGTGCAGCTTGGGATATTTTTCCGCTGTCTGCGCGATGGCCGCGGCTTTGGTCATTTTGCTGTCGCTTTCCATGGCGGCCCGGACCTGACCGGAAAAATCAAGCTCCCCATCGGCTGTTCCACCGGCACCGACGGCCGGGGCCCCGGTTGCCTGAATAGCGGCCAACATCTGGGCCACTTGCGGGTCGGCTGCTGCCGCCGCGGCGGCCGTGTCTGTGGGATCGCCTGTCTCGCCCGCGGCGGGCGGCTGGGCAGGCAACAGAGCAGCGGCCATAGACTGATACTGATCGGCAGTGATCCCGTTTTTAACAATGGCCTGGAACTTTTCGGCGTCATCGCCAAAATGAATCATGGCCAAGGCCAGGAGTCGATCGGTCTCCGCGCTTACAGCGGCGTCGCTGTCCGGCGCGGCCGCCAGAGCGTCGGCGGCAGCCTGTTCGGATAACTCGCGACACAAATCAGGATACGCCGCGTGCAGTTGTGGCAGGGTGGTAATTACGTTTTCGTTGGGCATAATAATCTCCTCTTCTTCGGGTTGAATTTGTGATTGATAATATACGGCGGGATCTCCGGACCCGGCCATATCGATGGCGGCGTCCAAGTCTCCGACCTGATCGGCCAGACCGGCATCAACCGCTCTCTGGCCGACAAAAATGCGGCCCTCAGCCATGTCGGCGCGAACAGCGGTCGCAGAGACGGCCCGGTTCCGGGCCACGGCATCAACAAACACTGTATAAAGATCCTGGAGACGGCCCTCAATACGACGGCGCGCCGGCTCGGAGAGGGGGGTGTCCTCGTTGCCTTCGGCCTTGTATTTTCCGGCCGTCAACCAGGTATATTTAATGCCGTGCTCATCGTTCCACTTGGACCAGTCGGCATGCACCATCAGCACGCCGATGGAGCCGGCCTCGGCCACCGGGCTGAGAATAATTTTATGGGCGGACGATCCCACCCAATACCCGCCGGACATCATAACGCCGTCGGAATAGGTGACAATCGGTTTTTCGTCGCGGGCGCGATAGACCAGGTCGCAAATATCCGGAATCATGGACACCGGGCCGCCGGGGCTGTCTACATACAATACAATCCCGCGCACCCGACGGTCTTTGACGGCCGCGTCTAAGTCGACGGCAAAACGATTCAAATTTCCGCCGCCCATCAAAAACGAAAACAGGGTCTGGCGTTTGGATAAATACCCGGACAGCGGAATAACGGCCACATTGCGAGTAATTGTCAGCTCCGGCGTGTATTCGTCTCGGGCCGGACCGGCGGTTAAACTTTCAGCAGATATGTTTTCCGGGGTGACCAGACGCGGCAGCATGGACATCATACTGTCCAGGGCCTTTGGCTCCACTGCCCAGGGGGATTCATAAAAATCTCTAAACTCCATGAACAGCCTCCATTTCATCCACAACCCGCTCGGCCACAGCACCGGCCAATGCTTCGGATAAGGCTTCTGGTGCGGCGCTGGTCCCGGACAGCTCTGAGTCATTGCCGCTCTGGGTGTCCGCAGGCATCAACCCGCGTGATCTTAAATCGGTTTTTTCTTTTTCGATTTGACGAATAACGGCCTGGGGGTTACCGGCGCCGTCTTCTAAGATAATCTGTTCCAGGGGCTTGATGTTATTTTCATTTTTCAGCAGATCGGCTTTGATCGCCTTATACGGCTCAATATCACCCTTGGGCGCGCCGTACCATTCACACGCGCACAGGGCGTCCTGGTTGGCGTAAAATTCAGCCATTGGGCCGGGAATCGGCAAATCTCCCATCAGGTACGCCTCCTCCTGCAGCATGTTATAAATTGCTTGAGATGGACCGCGGCCAATATGCTGCCGCCGATACGTATAAACCCGCCAGGCTTCCAGCATCGCCGAGCGGAATCCGGCGTGGCTGACCCCGTCCACATCTTTAAACAACACGGGGTAGGGGATGTTAAGGCCGTGGGCAAACGCTTTTTTTAACTCCCGCACAAACGAGGGAAAGGTGGTGCCGGGTCGATTGGCAGATATCGGGTGGGGTTTCTCCCCGGGGTTGCCGTACATGATGGACCCGGGATCAAGGTTCTGATACCGGACGGTTTCATTTTTCTGTCCGGACCAGACATCGTCATAAAACGCGGACAGATTGCTGCCCACGTCCATGGGGTTGGTCCCGCGCTGCAGCTCGATAAAAATTGAAAACGCGGCGGTCACAACATTGGATACCAGCTCCGCGTCTAAAAAGTCGTTTAAATCTTTAAAGCCTTTTAAAATCGGCGTTAAGGGAGACACGCCCCGATACTGCTCCGGGTCGTCTTCATAAAAATCGTGTATCACTAACCATCGATGACCTCGCTGGAATGGAATTCTTCTGAAATTCCGGGAATGACCGGATAACAGCCCACTTTTTCCGGACTTGCGTATCCAGGCCGCGACCGGCGCGCCATTGTCATCAACCTCTACACCATCGAACACATTTGAGTTTGTTTTATCGGTTGGCGTCGCTAAGCGGGACGGGTGCAACATGCGCAGGCACAGGTTATATCTCCGGCCCGGCCGGGGCTGCATCAACACCAGGGTCAACGCTTCGCCGTGTTGAATTAAGGATCGCTCCCAAACGAATTGTATTTGGCCGAAATCACGGCCGGTGATGTCCGCCTGGGGAGCAAACCGGGACCAGGCCCGGCGTTGTGCCGACTCAATCCCGGCGGCGATTTCTTCGGTGATGCCCAGGGCTTCGGAATCCAGAGAGGGATACGGGGTCAGGCCGGAGCCGACCACCGTCACCGGAAACGATTGAACCACCCCGGCGGCATGAGGATCGGACCCGATTAAATCAGAAATCCGCGCCTGCAGCGTCTGCCGCTGTCGCGACATTTGAGACCCGCTCGATAATTTACGCGGAACCCAGGATCGCAACGAGCCTTTTTGAGACGCCCCCCGGCTGGCATACTGCACCGGGTCCGGCGTTATATTGACGCGAGAGTTGGATAAGGGTCGACCGCTGGCATTATACAAAACCGGCGGCGCGGTGGCCACAGCCGACCCGGTGGTGGCGGCGATAATCGCGGGCAGGTGCTCATGTAAATATGATATGGCCCGCTGCTGGATCTGCTGCTGATTAGTGTTCGTCATCAGTAACCCCGCACCAAGCCGACATTAAACGCGGGGCCGGAGGAGCCCTGCTCTTTGTTGTACTGATCCATCAGGTCCTTGCGGGCCGCCTGCAAATCAGCATATCTGTTGCGCATCAAAGAGTCACCACCAGCCCCGGCCGTCTGTAGAGCCGCCAGGGTTTTGGTGATCGCTTCGTCCAGCTCTAATATTTGCTCCAGCGTTGTTTTGGGTGTAGCCATTTACGAAAACCCCCATGATAATAATCATAATTTTTGATCCAGCTTATCACGGGGTTTTAGCCCAAAACCGTATAATGCCGCAAAATACCGCAAAATGATGCTAAAATGTCGAATTATATATGCAGAAAAGTGTTGACAAGGGTTTTTAGGATTTGAGGATTTTAAGATTTTAGGATTTTATGATTTAAGGACTTTAAATTCAACAACCCATACCCACGGATTATTTTTCCACGACTGTTCGGGCCACCGCCCGCTGGTAGAATCCCAAAATTCGGCAAAGGCGTCACGCAACTTGCCACCTGCTCCGTAATTATTAATTGACCCATCTTGCGGTATCCCCTCCGACAAACAATCCTGATAGCTTATATCCTGCACCCGCTCCACTCTAACATCCGTTATCTCCAGCCATATCCGGGCGGCCCATTTCGGCATGTGGATGGACGGCCGCCAGCGGCACCCGGGATCTTCCATGTCTTCATAATAGAGTTCGGGCGGATCGTCTGTCGCCCGGTAATGGCACTGCTCCCACCAGTCACCATTAAGGCTGTCGCTGTGGAATCGGATGGGCCGGTTATAGGTAAACGGCGGCTCGTAAGGGTCAACCCCGAGGGAGGATTCTACAACAAACGTCTCCCGCACATACAGCCGGTCACCTGGCTGCCCGTAGGGGCAAGGCATATCATGATAATTCCCACATTCGTCTTGCACCAGAGCTTTATTGGGTTCTTGCTGGCTATAATTTTCTTCTATCAAAACCCATACCCCATCAAGGTTTTTAATCGCCCGGCGTGTCTGGGTTTTACACCCGGCCATAATAGCCCGCACCATCGGCCCGTTGAAAAGTATTGGTCGTTCTTTTGGGATTGTCACAATATTCCCTCCTTTAATCGTTAGACCGCATGAAGACGAGCCAGTGAGTCATCCCCTTGCGTCCACTAATCTGCCCGAATAGCGGCGGGTGGGGTGACAACGGCAAGACCTCGGATAATTTTATTTGTGTTTCGTTCCACTTGAAAACCAGGACGCCATCCATTTTCAGCACGCGGAAACATTCACGGAATCCCGCCGCTATGTCTTCTTTCCAGGTGTCGGGGGTCAGCTTCCCGTACCGGGCGGACAGCCAGGAGCGCGGACCGGCGCGATGGATATGTGGTGGATCGAATGTGACCAGGGAAAAAGATTCGTTTGGAAACGGCAGGGCGCGAAAGTCCAGGCGCGTGTCTGGCTCAATACGCAGAACCCGTTGCCCATCCTGCTTGCCGTGGCTGCGATCGGTGACGGTAATCGTTTCGCATCGTTGATCACCATAAATACAATCCGGATGCTGCTTATTAATCCACATCGAGCGCGGCCCACAGCATGGATCAAGAATTCGTGTCATTGTTCAGCCTCTTACCTCCAACTTTGCCGATGGGAAAATAATAATACGGCTGTCTTGTGTCCGCGCATGCGCTGCAAAGATCTTCTTCAACCCAATAACACGGTTTACCCGTTCGCTCGATGCAGCCCGAGCAATCATCGTTTGTGCATCCACACACACGGCAGGTTTGCACATCAAACACTTTAGTGGGCGCGGCTGGGCTTTCAACAACTACTGCATAAATACCTTTTTCTGTAACAATAAACCAATGCAGACCACCCCACATCTCCCGACAACCCATATCCTTCATTAACCCCATTTCGACCAATTTTTCACACAAAGAAAAATCCTCCGATCCTGGATCGACTGCAAAATGATTTCGATATTGCTCCCCCCGCCCGTATTCATCAACCCCCAGCGAGTGTTGCAAAATATGTAATAATTTTTTTTCCATACTTCCCTCCTGTTTTATTTTTTTAAGATCGGCGGCCGAGGCGGGTCTCGGTAAAACCCCTGTTTTCCGTTGTACGGTTATTAAGTAAGTTTTCCCGCCACGGCCACCGATTGTTATAAATCCTTATTTAATTGACTGGCGCTGATATCCCGTATTAACCTTATCAGTCCAGTTTTTATATCTTCCGGCATAAATGAATCGAGAGAAACGGCTTGCATCCATCCATTATCCCATTCAAGTCTTATCTCGTGACCCACATAAAAATGCCCTGCGGGGTACTGCCTCATCTGAATCTTTTTAAGTTTTGCCATCTTTTATCCTCCTGGGCCACCGAGTTTATTCTGCCCGCGGCATTATCAGGCCGACACCGCCGGCGGCGAATGTAAAACACATGGCCGGGGGATTACCGACGCCGGCAAAAAAATCACCGATGCCGGGATATATCATTACATCCGGCAGCCGCAAAATTTTAGCGATCAAATACGCCGAAAATAAACAGTCGTGATGATCCTTAATTGCAAACTCCGCGCGGTGGTAGATCCCGGTACCATCGCAATTAGTGCATTCAGGAGTGGCTATACGATGGAGGGCATATCCACTGCCGCCACAGTCATCGCAATTCCATTCATGGTCGCAGGTTGGGCAGACCTTAACCCCCTCACCACCGCAAGCATCGCATTTTTCTATTTCGGAGCTCGTAAGCTCTGGATGACAACCCCAGCATGGCTTTTTTTCTAAGTAATATTGCCGGTCAAAATTCAGTTTTTGCGGTTTGCTTTGTGCGATAAGCTTTTCAGCAGCGCCTAATGCCTCTTCTATCTTCCATTTTTTTGAGCATTCGGGTGGGACGGAGGCGTGCCGCCCGGGCAGACGCACAACGATGTATTTATCTGTGGCGTATGTATAATCGCCGGCTGCCCATATACGGCCCACCGGGTAAACTTGCTCGCCGGATGGGACCGGCGGTAAAATCAATTCAAGCGTTGTTCTCATGGTTGTCCTCCAGTATGTTTTATGAAAAATATATCACATCACCGGGAAAAACTTTTCCCCTTAAAACAAAATAATCCCCGCGCCAGATTTTACCCTCTGAGTGTTTCGTGTGTGCCTTCCGGCCCGCAAAAATAAAAAATATGCGTTTAACCATCTTACCCAATAAATCTTTAAATCTTAAAATCATCAAATAATCCCCGCTCCCTCCTTCCCCCTCCACTAATTCCACAGGCCGCCTGCCTGTAAACAATTCCGGATCGGGAGGTATATGATTGTTAAATAATTCCTTTTTTTTTAGCCAACCACGTTGGCAGCGACACTACCACCGCGGCCGAGCTGGGCCCGGGGATCCGCGCCACCTGGATTTGACTCCGGGGGAGCCACACCCTGTTGACGCCGTCATCAAACAACCAGGCATGGCCGGATTTGGATTCGGCAATCAGATTAAAATAACACTGCATGTGTCCGTTTTCGTTATCCATTTCACCCCCTTATTAACATGTTGATATATATTGTATCCCGTGCGCGCGGACCATCACCTTAAAACAGCGATCGATGCTTCTTCGGAAAACAGGATCGATGTCCCGGAATCCGTCGTCCACCGGCAGGCCTCCGCCATCCGGGCGGAGCCAATACAGCTCATCGTAAGACCGCATCCAGCGCAACATAAACGGCACGGCAACAGACAACCAGGCACACCAGTCCCGGCGTTTTTCCGGGATTTTTTCCTGGGCCGAGGCCCAGACGGCATACACAATCGGATCCAACACTGTGCGATCACAAATAATAATATCCGCATTAAGGCGGGCCGCGATTGTTTCCCGGCAGACTTGTTGCCCCAATATCCATCGTTGTGATTGTTCCGTCATCCCCTGATTAACCGGAAACGGGCATTCGCGCACGGTTTCGGTTATCATTTCAATTGTGGAAAATTCGCTGTACTCGTTGGCCAGATTATTTGCCAGGGTTGTTTTTCCGGTCCCGTGCGTTCCCATGATGCCGATCTTTTTCATCAATTCTCCTTATTCATCATCCCGTTGCGGCCCGGTCGGGCGGGTGACCATCTGCGTCCAGTCATCGATATTGCCGACATGTGCCCGCCAGGCGCCGGCGAATTTAACCGCCGGAAAACCGATGTTGAGCATCTCCTGGAAAACCCCGCAGGAAAACCCGGCATAACTGCAGATCTCTTCTTTGCCGACCAGGATTTTATCGCTTTTCTGGATCACTATTAATCTCCCAACCAGGCCGGCCGACGATAGCCGGTTTCCAACCAGTTGCCAGCCCGGGCCCCGTCCGGATCGTCGCGACGATCGCGTTTTTGTTTATTCTCATCCGCATCCGGTGTTTCCCGGGGGATCACTAAGTGGACACCGCCGCCGGGCCATTCCGGATCGGCCAGGGCGTGGGCGATGACCTCGCAATCCAATAGATGGTTTTCCCTGTGCCGCTGGACATAGGCGGCCAGGCCGTTTTTGCCGATCTCTTTTTGTTCCGCTAAAATTTGACGGGCGTAGTCCCGGCCGGTTTGGTTATGCAGCCAGGCAGCCATGGGGCCGCCGCCGTCTTCCACGGCTTTCTCTAAGCGGAAATGGAAAATGTCTTTCATTTTGTCGGTGTCAATCCGGATCACCTGCAGGCCGCCGGGCAGTGCCCGTCCGGAGGGCGCCCGCTCCAACGCCTTGCCGATATTGATTTTATTTTGCAGGGGAGATGACGATCCCTTTGTCGGCCAAATCGGCACGCCGCGGCCACGGTTTTTGATGATCCAGAAATAAACCTCCTCGGCCGAGGACATTTCCTCCTGATATTTGCCGCCACCGGTATCTAACCCGGCCCGCCAGATCCGCAAGGAGCCTTCGCCGTTGGCCCGGGGATATTCGGAATTAAACAACAGGTCCTCAACTTCCGCCCAGGAAGACAAAAACCCGTAATGTATCAACCAGTTGCTGTAATCTCTGGCCCAGGCCCGGACAACATGCCAGAAGCCGCGCTTTTGAACATCGATGCCGCAGGTCAGGGTGATGGCGGCGTCCGGGACGGTTTGTGGTTCCAGGGATTTCACTTTGGCTTTTAAAATCCGGTCCTCGGTGGTGGTAACAATGGTTTGTTTCCAGGCGTGGGCCTCGTACTCGGTGCAGAATATACGATGTTTTTCAATGTCGCCCAGGCCGCGCAGAAACATGCCGGCGCACTCGGATAAAGAAATAAACGGGGAATACCAGGCCGACAAGTGAAACGCCAGGTTTTCCGGGCGGATGGGGATTTCCCGGAGGTCCATCGGCCAGACCTCTGTAAACGGCCAGCCTTCATCGTGATGATACGCCATCCAGTGGCCAGCGCGCACGGCGCGATCTCGGACACTGTCGTCCCAGGCAACCCCGCAGGAATCGCAGATATATCGGGCCAGTTTCTGGTTTTCAATTTTTCTGAAATCTCTGATTTTTTTGGGCCACCGGATATTTTGAAACAACATCCGCTGTGAGTGCCCGCAAAATGGGCAAACGGGATGATAATAATACAGCAGGTCTGCGTCGTGTCGGATCAGTTGGGTGATGGGGGCGGACTCATCGGCCGGCGAAGTGAAATACCATAACTTACGGGTGTATTGATACGCGTTGGTCCGCTGATCGCCAAGGGACAGGTTGATACGCGGAAAATATTTGTCGACCTCATCAAAAAACATATACCGCGCGGACTCAGACGCCAGGGCGGATACAGATGACGCCCAAGCCAACAACAAGTCCATCCCGTTTTGAAAGGCCACTGACAACTGATTGGTTTCGGCCGCCTGCCCGGACAGTAGCCGGGAAACCCGCCGGTGGGTCCGAAACATGGGGATTATCTGCCGCCGCGCGATCCGTTTCAGGGTTTTTTCTGCGGACATAACATAAAACGCCGTGTCTGGATCCTGATCTATCAACGAGCACAGGCAGTTTGCGGCCACCTGTGTTTTACCGGACTGGGGCGGCCAGCACATGAACACGCGACGAACCCAGGGCACTTGAAAAACATCCATGGGAAACCGCGCATATTCCGTGTTGCTTGTTTTCCAGGGGCCTTTCCAGGGGCCGCGACTAACAATGCGATATTTGTCAGCTTGCTGAGACACAGTCAGCGGCTCCCTGGCTTGAAAAACCCGGCGTTCCGCGCGGGTAAAATTGACCGCATATTGATCCGTGTTGTGATCTTTTTTACTCATGTGTTTTTTTGCCCCAATCCCTGGGCTGACTATATCGATTGAGCCACAGCTCCACCGCCCGCAAATAATAATCAATCATGACTGGCGTCTTGTCTGCATTACCCTCTACCATTCTGATTAATTCCCCGGCCTCGGACCGGATAAAGTTTTCTATGTCGCTCCTGAAAATACGCGCCCGGGATGCAAGCTCTCTATCCCACTCTTCCCGGGATACCAGCTCCCCTAATTCAAGTCGGGTTTTTGTCTCCCAGTGTTGCGCCTGGGCCCGGGTTTTCTGTAAATCAGCTTCCGCCCGTTCGCGCTGCAGAACCTCAATCGACATCCCGGGGCCGCTTTTAGGTTCCAACCATCGCTTCGCATATTTTTCAACATCAGAAATATAATATGATCCATCCCGCCGCGGGCTGATTTTTCCGGACTTACGGTGCTTGTACGCGCTGGATGTTGATATTTTCCATCCGGCATCAAATAAATATTGCACAACCGCCGGAATGTTTTTAAGCACCAGGTCTTTTGATTCGCCCGGAAAATATTTTGACCATAATTTATCAACAATTTTATCCAGGCCGTCTGCCGCGGAGTCCCAGTTTTTTTTATTTAAGGACGTGGGGTCTGATTTATACGCATTGATTGTTTGCACCACGGCGTTGTGTAGCAGCGATAACTCGCCCTTTTCCCTGGCATCAACAACGTCTAATAATTTTTTGATTTTGTCCTGGTATTCCATAGTCTATTTAATCAAATTTCTCCACAAACGGACCGTTTCACGATGACACCCAACAATTTCAGCCGTCTGGGCATCAGTTCTACCCGAAAACAACAACCACAGCATCAAAACAACAGCCCGGCAAGACAACCCCTTTCCGGCCAGGACGGTGCCCGTCCGGGCAGTAAATGTTTTACCGCAATCACACCGGATTGACAACCCCTTCCAAAACCGCGCTGATTTTTTCTTACTCAATCCCCGTCGGCATAATGGACACCTGGCCCCGGCCGGGTGTAGCCGCTCAAAAATAAACAGCCGGCAAAAATCCCGATCCAAAAAATCAACACCAAAGCCTTGACAAGCCCAGAACAAATCAATTAATTCAATTTTAGTTGTATTTTCGGCAAGTTCCATTTTTACACCGGTTTTTTTATTCAAAAGTTGTGATCACTTGCGCTTTTTAGACCCCTGTGGTTGATTCCCCCGGGAAGGACCCATCGCTCGGGCGTATAATTATTTGCATATAATGTACGCGACCATCCTCTCCTCGTAGACGATCAATTTCTTTTCCAAGCGACTCAATCTTTGGTAGTAGCGCCCGGCGGGTCTCGATCGGTGCCGCGCTTGGATCATCAACCCAATCCGCTAAACTAAACAGTTTGTCTATCAACTTGTCAATAGATGCCGCAGCTGGAGGTGTGTTGTATTTTGTAAGAGCTTTATTAAACATATTACCTCTCCTATTTCTGTTTTTTTACCCGGTCCGGGTGGTCCGGGGTGGTCCGGGTGTCTGGTCCGGGTGTAAGTTGCTGTTTTTACTGGTCTGGTCCGGGTGGTCTGGGTACTTTTTAACAAATCTAAAAAGTAGGTTAGAAAAACACCACCCGCGCGCGCATACGTATTGTTTTTGCATTTCACCCGGACCACCCGGACCACCCTCCGTAACTATCTGAAAATTTAAATTATTAGCCGGTCCGGGTGGCTGCTTTTCACCCGGACCGAACCCGGACCACCCCGGACCGGATTACATTGGCAAGGGGTGCATTTTGCTCCAAAGGGGAAGCGGGGGCGGGGGAGACAGTTGTTGACCCTGGGGCTATATCTCCACAATAATATTTATTCGGCCGATTCCACATCAATACTGATCCCCTTAATCACATACGTCCTCTTACCATCCACACGCGGCCGGATCAACTGTAAATTATCCCGGGCCGCATATAGCTCTCTAAAGAAATTCTCCCGGGAAAACGCTCGGTATCCATCCCGGGTGCAATATTCGCGGTACTGAGAATACAACACATCTTTTTCCACTTGATGTCCCTCGCCGATGTCACACACATCATCAACAAAACACAGCACTGGATTATTAAGCCGCCGATATCCCAACAACTGATCCCGCGTTTCCTGCGAATCGGTGAATCTATTTTGATCCCACAATCTCCGGAGCCCAACCAGCGCCCAGGTGAAAATTTCCGACAACTCCTCCCGCAATTTGTTATATAATCTTGGGTCGGTAGCAGGATCACCCTCCCGGAATTGACGCTTAAACTGTATCGGCATGACCCGCCGATAAAACCCGTCGCTATTATCAATTACCCTGGGGAGTCGGTTTGCTGAAAAAACGAGCTTGCAAAACGGCACAAATTCAAACGTATCCTTGTGCTTAAACGCCGCATTGATGGGATCACCGCTGGATATTTTCTTAAAATATTCAGACTCCAGGGACAGAGCCGCGGTCTCGGTCGAAAAGTTAACTGATTTCTGGTACAGGCTGGCCCGCAAGAACTGGTTTTCGAGCTCGTTGAATGAAACGCTGGATGTGTTCTCATCGCCGACCATGTCCCTCAATATTTTCAGCATGACACTTTTGCCGTCGCTTCCCGGACCGACCAGGAACATAGATTTAGCATGCAGCACGTCTTTGGTTAAACAATAGCCGAAAAACTCCTGCACTTGTTGAATCACGTCCGGGGTCTGAACGGTCTCGCTGAGATAACTCAACCACCTGGAGCACATGCGATCGCTGTCCGGATCCCAGACAACATTGAGCTCAAACGTCGCATAATAATCTTTATCATGCGGCGATAACGCCCATGACTCCAGATCCAACATTCCGTTTTTCAAACAGATTAAATTTTTATTATCATTAACATCCCGGCCATCGGGCAGGGTTGATAAATTTTTGACTTGATAAACCGCATCTTCAACGCGGCTTTTTTGCGCCTCTAATCCCAGCATCCGAATCGCCATGCTTTTCAGGTGCTCCTCGTGGAATAGCTGCCAGTATCGCCCGTTCCATCGATAAAACAACCCGCTCCCGGGATTATACAGCACATCGAATTTCTCCATTATTTTTTCAGCCAGGAGGCTCGATTTAAACGACGCCCGCCCCGACACGCCAAACTCAAAAAACTCTCCTGCCCGCGACGACTCATGCCGCAACACATCCACCGGCGCGGCCTCATCAACCAGAGCCCACCAGTCATCCATTGTTTTCTTATGCGTGATAAAAAAATCAGTCAGATCCTGCCCGCCCTTGGCCGGCCAGGTGCCGTCAACCTCTCGGCCCATATACTCCGGCCACTGAATAACCCGCAACGACCGCACAACTTTGCCCAAATACGGGACAACCACATTAACATAATCCTGCCCCACCTGATCCGCGTCTAATGCCAAGATAACATCCCGATTTTCAAACGCGGCCGCCATCGCCCGGGTCCATTTCTTTGGCCTGCTGGTCAGGGTGATGGCGTTGATGTCGTGACTGATCGCGCAAAGCGTATCAGATTCACCCTCCACCAGCACAACCGGTGATTTTTCAGGGTGGGGGGAGGCGGGGAACAGCCGGGCCGATCCATAGCCGGCGCCCCAGGATATCATTTTCGATTCGTTCTCCCGGAGCTTGCCGGGCTTATATAGCCGGATGTTGCGGACGTGTCCGTCCGTATCGCGTATCGGTATAGCCACGCGCTCCGGTGTTCTTAATTTTTTTAAATCACCGCCACCCCTGGGCTGATAATGCGTCTGGAGCCGAATATCAAGCTGCTCAATCGCCTCGGCCGTCCACCCGCGCTTTACACTTAGATGCTCAACCCACGTTGCCGGCAACGGCGGGAATTGTT